AAGGAACATGAACCGTGGTCCAAATACCTCGTTCGAATGGATGGAACTCCAAAATGAAGCCGTCCGTATACTTAATAAAACAAAAGGCGTTCCTCCAACGGCGTCAAAACCCCCTTTTCAAGGTTGGGAACCCAAAATTATTGAAGGAGGCAAAAAACCAGCCGAAGGAATCCCCAATTTACTAGAATCGGGCAAAATTACGCTCGGAAAAACGCCAAAAACGAAAAAAATCACGTTAGATTCGAAAAAAGAGAAATTACAAGCGAAAATTGAAGAAGAATTATGGATAAAACGAAAACAAGCCGAAAATAAAGAGGCAATTCGAAGATTTAAGGAAAAAAACTCAAAAACAGTCGAAGATTTTAGAGATAAAGGCGATTGGGATCCAGGTGGAATGGCAAGTGGTGGACTGGCCCCTTTATTGGGGGAACCGACGCGAACTCCGATGAAAAAAGGAAAAAGAAGAAAAAAGAAGAAAAAAGTAACAGCAAAAGAAAAGAAAAAGGAACTTATAGAAGATTTGATAAAGCAGGGAGTACCTGTTGAAGAAATAAAAGTGCTTCTGCGTATGCTGCCTCGACATTGGGACAAGCTGCCGCATGGTGAGAAACGTTATAAAAAGAAAAAGGATTTACCCGAAGGTATTTTAGAATTATTACAAAAAGACCCTGGTTTTGATTGGGAAAATTTTAAAGACACCTATTGGGCTGGCAAAGGTTGGCGACATACGGACACAGGTTTTAATAGAGGCCTGAGGGGTTCTTATAGCCCGTCGACGGGAAATATAGAGTTGAATCTAGCTCCTTTTGGAGAAAAAGAATATGTAAAATTTAAATCTCATAATCCTCATACTCCTGACATAGCTTTAACCGATACCGATAAAGCTAAAATTGCTTTACATGAATTAAGACATAAAAATATTTTGGAAGATAGAGAATTATTTATGACTCAACCCGAGTGGGTTCAAAAATCAAAAGGATCTGGTTATATACCAAGTGGCGTAACAGGGCATGAATTATATGATCGATTTTTAGATCAGCGGTATTATCCTCCAGAAGAAAAACCTGGAAAAAATGAACCTTATTTTGACAAAATTTTAAAAGACCACTGGGAACCCTATGCCAAAGCTTATGAAGCAAGGGCAAAAGCAAGATTAGCAGAAAGACGTGGCGAAGGAATTGAAACTCTGGCCGCACAAGGCGGACGAATTGGAATGGCTGGAGGCGGCCCTTTATTTAAATTCATAGAACAATTATTTATTAAGGCTTCTAATCAAATTAGAAGGGGTCAAGGAAAATGGAAAGGTCTCGACCAGAAGCAGAGAATCATTCAACACGACAACTTGACCAAGAAAGTGGTGGAATTCGAAAAAACGGGAAACACGGAAGGTCTAGAGGTATATTTTGATGTGAATCCACACGAAGCGTTTGCCGAAGCAGAAGCTAAAGCAAAACGTCTTGGAAAAGGAAAGAACTGGAAAAAGAAAGAAGTTGAAGGACAAAAGGAGGATTGGGACAAAGCATCTAAAGAGTGGAATAAGGAATGGGAGTATGAAGCAAAGAAGGCAGCTGAAGGAAAACCAGTGATTTCTTTGGGAGGAGTGGACGAAAGAACCATGTTGAAACAAAAATACCCAGGCATCTCTGACGATCTTGTAGAAAAGATTCTGATTGATGATAATCCTCAAAGAAAAGCCGATGTTTTGAGTACGATCGATCAATATATGAAATTACGAGAAATAGGGAAAAGTGAAGCTGAAGCGTATGATATTATAACTCGATCTTTTTCAAAGAATCCAACCAAACACGCCGAAGGCGGAAGAATTGGATATCAAGAAGGAGGTGGCTATAAAGCAGGCGAATTGAAACATGCTGGCTTGAGCAATAGTAGACTTCAAGAAATAGCTATAGAATTTCCCGACCTTGCAGAAGAAGTGAAAAGAATTTTAGCCGAAAGAGGAGACGATTATGCTTACGGCGGACGAATTGGATATGCAGGCGGAGGCAAAACAGGTCTCCCAGCGGTAACGATGGGAACGCCCCAAATGAATATGCAACAACCTCAAATGCCTGCAGGACCTCAACCAGCAGGCATACCTGGGGGAACGATAGTGGCTCAGAATCAAATGCAACAAAACCCATGGATGGGATCTCAAATGCAACAGGGAATTGGTGGAATGCCTCAACGTGGACAACCAAGACCTGGTGGAATGCCCAGACCCATGGCAGCTGGAGGTGGAAGAATTGGTTTTGGTTTAGGAGGAATAAGTAGACGAGCTTTTATGAAATGGCTCGCTGGAATTACAGGCGCTGGAATTGCAGGAGGAGCAGGACTCCTTAAATTAGGTAGTAAAGCCGCGCCGAAAGCTATTAAAGAAACTGCAGAAGTTATTACAAGAGGAGCCGACGGCAGTCCTAAATATATTTATGACTTAATCGAAGTGGTTAAGGCTAAAGGCACAAGAGATATTATCGAAGGATTTAAGAAAAGTGATTACAGCACCGTGCACTCTTATAAAGGCGTGGATGTGATTGAACATCCGAGCGGTGCAACTTCGATTAAAAAACAGCACGAAGGAGGAGGGACTTATACTACTTCTGAAGGGGTTGAGGATTCCTTTGATGGAATCACTCATGAAATAGAAATGAATATTACACCAGGTGAATATATTAAAAACAAAAAAGGAAAAATGATCAAAGCCCCTGATGAATATGTAGAATACACAGCTAAACCCGATATGGATGGCAAACTAAAAGATGTTGAGGAATATATTGATGACATGGATCATTTGGATCTTAAAAAGATTGCCGATGAAAAACACATAACTAAATCTGGAAAAACATATTATGATTGGACGGGCCAGGAGTTCCCAGACCTGCCTAAAAAAACTAAAAAAGCTTCGGGCGGTCTTGCTTACGCATTAGGAGAATAATGAGAACTATTATTCAACAACTTGAAGACCTAAAGGAATGGGCTCAGAATCCTGAGCGTTATGAACGGAGACTCGCGTTCCGTTCGAATCTACCTTCTACAGAAGCAGGTACCATACCGCCAGAGTTTGATGAGCTCTCTGATCGTGAAGTAGAATATTATAAAACAGGACCGTGGAGCACGCGTGAAGATTATAGAAAAGGACAGCTCGTGCAACCTGGACCAGGGAGGCAGGGGTATGCAGAATCTCCTGATGCAAAGAAAATAGAAAAAGGAATTTATCAAAGAGTTAATAAAAATTATAGAATCAAAGCAAATAGAGCAGGAGTAATGTTGGATAAAACTCTTGCTAAAGGATCCACTATCGAGGATGCTAGAAAAGTATTAAGTGATTGGGAGGCAGCTAATCCTATTGATGTGAAATGGAAAAAAGGACAAAAGATAAAACTTATATCTAAAGGACAAAAAGGAAAACAAATCACTACTGATATTTTATATAGAACTCCAAAAATTAAAGCTGATTTTAAAACTGCTTTAATAGATTTTGCAGGTGAAAATAAAGGGAATTGGAATAAGGCTAAATTTCAAGACACTTTTGGGGGTATTGTAGAGGATGCAATGCAGTTTGTCCGTGAACAAAATCCTGAGTTAATTAGGGACTGGGATGCAGTACAAACTAAAAAATATAGAACTCATTTGGATGACTTGGGCATTAAGGATTGGGCATCAGCCAATAAAAAACAGAGACAAGTTATTATGACCAAAGCATATCGAGTGGTAAATCCTTACGAACGAACAGGCTATTCTGTTGCTCGAGAACAGCTTGCCAAAAACATTGGTGTTTTAAACAAGTTTGAAAAATCAGGGCAAACATTAGAATACTTCTACGATATTGTTAAAGATCGAACTTTTAAGAAAAATTTGAGAGCTTACCTGAATGGAACTGCAGGAGAGTTTGTTACGGAAGCTTTTGATGAAGCGGGAATTAAAACAAAATACAAAAATATTCTTCCTAAAATAAAAGATCATTTAGAAGTTTGGCATGAGTATGAAAACCCAGGCACTGCTTATAAAGGTCAACTTAAAAAAGCTAAAATTAAAAAATGGAGTGATCTTCATACTGAGAATATGATTAGTAAAGCTAAACGAGTTGGTAAAAAAGATTATGCTAACATGTTGGATTTAGCTCATCGTCAAGATTTGATTATTGATCAAAACATCTCTGAATTAGGAATAGAAAGACCTGAAATTAATCGGGTGCTCATTAAAGATGCTGAACTAGAGCGAAACAAACTTCATAGAAAAAATTTTGAACTAGTGGATGAAATTAAGAAGGGTAATAATGTTGAAAAGAATTTAAGACTCATTAACGAGAATAATGCTCGAATTACAAAGATTGCAGAACTTACTAAAGGGCGTTTAACAGGAATTACTATTAATCCAGATACATTAGAGGCAGTTAAATTAAAACCAAGTAATGTGGTTGCTGCTGACGCTGGTATATTGAATAAATCTATAAAAAATTTAAGTCCAGATGATAAGAAAATTTTAAAAACTAAAATTCTTCCTCAAATGATCGAAGAAGCCAGAGCTATGACACCTCAAAAGATTGCAACAGAACTTTCGGGTATTATGACGGATGAAGCGTTGTCGAAGAAACTGGCAACTCGAATGAAGAATTTAAAAGCAGGAAAGCAAATAACTAAACCTGTTTTTGAACAGTCACAAGAGGTTTACAAAATAATGCAAGGGGCAGGCTTTCCTATTGATAAATGTTTAAATCTTGTTAAAGGAGGATCACCTGATCAATGTATTAAAGGAGTGGTTAATGAAACCATAGAAAAAGCCAAACGAGGGGATGCCGATGCTATAAAAATATTTAAAAACCAAAAACAAGTTCTTAAACAAGTTGCTAAAAGAGGAACAGGACTCGCTACTAAATTATCCTGGTTTGTAGGCCCTGTTGATGCTCCAATTGAATTAGCCTTTGCACTTCCACATTTATTAATGGGAGATTATGAAGCAGCTAAACGTGCAACGACGTTGGGATCAACAGGATGGGGAAAAGTAGATTTAGATAATGTTGATGACCCTGAAGCTAGAAAATATATGAAACATATAAGAGATACTGAGAACTGGATTAACAACTGGGAGAAGCATGATTATTATACAAAGAAATTAGAAAATCTTCCAGACGATGCTTCGCGTGCATTAAGAAAGGATATAGAAGCTAAAATTAACACACGAGCTTCGAATATGAACTCTATAGCACAGAATTATGATGGTTATGATCGAAGTGGCTCGGAGAATGAATATTGGGCCTATAATCCTGAAGAGATGGCTGGAAAGAAAGCAGCGAGAAACTGGATTGATACTAAAGTGGAAACTGATTTAGAGAAGGGATTAGATGCTACTTATAGAAAACAAGAGACTCCTGTAGGTGAAATTGATATTAGTGCTTATAAAGATGCTGCACGAGAAAAATTAAGAGCTTCTCCAACTGATTTAGAATCTTATATTAAAACAAAAGGACAAGATTTTTATGGAGATCCTGAAGGATGGTTTGCCTATGACCCTCTCAAACGGGAAGAGGCTGAAGCTCATGGCATAGGTCATATTTATGATGACTATTATATGGGTGCAAGTGAAGGTAAAGATATTCGAGATTCTTACTCGGCAATTCCATTAGAATATGCAAGTCAACTAGGAGCTTTGGAAGCTAAAGAAACAAGAGATCTTCTTTTTAAGAAACAGCAACGTCCTTTTTATCGGGCTGAAGGTGGCATTGCAAGTATCCGTCGTCCGTGGGCCATTCCCCCTGAATCAGGACCCGACCCACAAGGCTTGGCTTCTTTAAACAACTATGCTACAAAGCGTACGGAGTAATATATGGCAGATATAGAAAAAGGACTCCCGAATATAAAAACTCCACTTCCTGGAGGCGCAGAGGAAGTCACGGATGTTAATATTGCGGAAGTTCCATTAAAAGGACCAGTAGAAGTTACACCTGAAGACGATGGTGGGGCGACGATCGATTTTGATCCGAGTGCCAATTTAAAAATTCCAGGAACCGAAAATCATTTTGATAATTTAGCGGATCTTCTTCCAGACGATGTTTTAGATCCCATTGGTAGTGAACTACGTTATCAGTATCAGGATAATAAAACTTCCCGAAAAGAATGGGAACAATCTTACACAAAAGGTTTAGATCTTTTAGGATTTAAATATGTTAACAGAACCGAACCTTTTCAAGGCGCAAGTGGTGCGACGCACCCTGTGTTAGCAGAAGCCGTAACCCAATTCCAAGCAACCGCTTACAAAGAACTTTTTCCATCGGATGGTCCTGTTAGAACTCAGATTCTAGGGATGACGAATCCTGGAAAGGTGCAGCAAGCGGAACGTGTTAAAGATTTCATGAACTATCAGATCATGGATCAGATGAAGGAATACGAACCTGAATTTGATTCGATGTTATTTCATCTACCTTTAGCAGGTTCCACTTTCAAAAAAGTTTATTACGACGATCTTTTACAACGAGGCGTTTCTAAATTCGTTCCAGCCGATGATGTGGTTGTGCCTTACACGGCTACTTCACTTGCGGATGCAGAATCTATTACGCATGTTATTAAAATTTCAGAAAACGATGTAAGGAAACAACAGGTTTCAGGATTTTACAGCGATATTGAATTAGGTAAACCAGGAACGATTGTTCAAGAAGAATTAAAAGAAAAAGAAAGAGAATTAGAAGGGACTCAACGAACAGGACGACCCCAAAATATTTATACCCTATTAGAATGCCATATAGATTTAGATCTAGAAGGCTTTGAAGATATTGGTCCAGACGGGGAACCGACTGGTATCAAGCTGCCGTACATCGTAACCATCGATGAAAGCAGCACAAAGGTTCTTTCGATAAGAAGGAACTTCGCGCCCAATGACCCAAAGAAACAAAGAATTCAATACTTTGTCCATTTTAAATTTCTGCCTGGACTCGGATTCTATGGCTTTGGACTCATTCACATGATTGGCGGATTGAGTCGTACCGCAACGGTCGCTCTCCGCCAATTATTAGATGCGGGCACCCTATCGAATTTACCTGCGGGCTTTAAGCAACGTGGGGTCAGAGTTAAAGATGAAGCGTCTCCTATTCAACCAGGAGAATTTAAAGATGTCGACGCACCTGGCGGATCTTTAAAAGATGCCTTCTATCCTTTACCTTATAAAGAACCATCAGCGACTTTATTACAGTTGATGGGAATCGTGGTTCAAGCAGGTCAACGATTTGCTGCCATATCAGAATTACAAACAGGAGAAGGTAATCAACAAGCGGCTGTAGGAACAACCATGGCTCTTCTTGAAAGAGGATCGAAGGTTATGTCCGCGATCCATAAACGATTGTACTTCTCAATGAAGGAAGAATTTAAATTACTCGCTAAAATTATTTCAACGTATCTACCGCCTGAATATCCCTATGACGTGGTCGGTGGTGCAAGGACCATTAAGCAAATTGATTTTGACGACCGAATCGATATTCTACCCGTAGCCGATCCAAACATCTTCTCGATGACGCAGAGAATTACTTTGGCTCAAACCGAATTACAATTGGCGATGTCAAATCCCAAAATGCACAATCTTTATATGTCGTATCGAAAAATGTACGAAGCACTAGGGGTCAAGAATATTGATCAAGTTTTACCACCGCCTCCACCTAACGCCCCTAAAGATCCGTCTTTAGAAAATATTGATGCGTTGGCAGGGAAACCTTTCCAAGCGTTTCCAGGACAGGATCACCGAGCGCACATTACTGCTCACTTAAATTTTATGGCAACCAACCTGGTGAGAAACAATCCACCAATCATGGGAGCCTTACAGAAGAATATTTTAGAACACATCAGTTTAATGGCAATGGAACAAATCCAAGTCGAGTTCAGCCAGGAAATGATGCAGTTACAACAATTACAGCAACAAGCGCCTATGAATCCACAGGCGGCACAGCAGTTACAACAGCTACAACAGACTATAGAAGGTAGGAAAGCTGTACTAATTGCTGAAATGACTGAAGAATTCATGAAGGAAGAAAAAGCGATTACTTCGCAATTCGACCATGATCCACTACTTAAATTAAAATCTAGAGAAGTTGACTTAAGAGCTATGGACCAACAGCGTAAAAAAGAGTATGATGAAGCTAGGGTTAATATTGACCAGGCTAAACTAGTTCAAGCTAAAGACATTTCAGATGAAAAACTAGAACAGAATGAGGAACTAGCTGAACTAAGAGCCGACACCACTATGGATAAAGCTTATTTACAAGCTGGGGTTAAATTGAAATCTGACGACATGAAACGTAAAGATGTTAAAACATTAAAAGGAGATAACAGATAATGGTAGGCGTAATAGGAAAAGCAATTAAAGGGTTTGGAAAAGCTTTAAAAAGCAAACCAAAAGGTAAGTTTTCAACTTTTCCAAGTGAAATTGTGAGAACTTTAAAAAGAGGCGTAGTAGATAGAAACGTAAAATCTAAAGAAGTGTTTAAAACTATACAAGGCCTTAGAAAAAAACCATACAAGGGTGCAAAGGAAAATCTAGATAAAATATATAAGAAGAAGGGTATTGACTATAAAAAAGTTAAAGCTT